AGGTCACTAAGGTCATTGTCAATAACAATCTGATAAACTGAAAAAATCTGTGGTCCGGATTTTGCAATTAATGTTGACATCTATCTCTCCTCAAAAACAACTTACTCTTTAAATTAACACATATATGATATGTGTCAACCTTTTTATTGCATTGGAAAGGCACTAAGTACAATATTTCCAACAATAAGAAAACTTATTAACGCAATCATTTATTTCTCCTCACTTTTTTAGGACGCCCTGGTCCTCTTTTCCAAACATTTAAAACCAAGTCTTCAGTTTACTTTTCATTTGACTCATCGAGTATTAACTTCTTGATTTTTTCCAGATGTTCTTTGTTGACCGCCTCATAGGATGGGTAACCCTTCTCAAAGACAGGTTCTATATCACTCAACTTATACCATGTAACTTCAAAGTCTGTGATGTTGTCAGCATTTATCTTTATACCCATTTATCTCTCCTCACTTTTTTTAGGACGCCCTGGTCCTCTTTTCCAAACATTTACAACCAAATCTTCAGTTCGTTCATTTACAGGACAAACTGTAACCTTACCGCCATTAGCAAAATATTCTGCAATGGCGTCATCATACGCCTTTTTTTCTTTAGTATCCATTATAGTTCCTTCTACAAATAAAGAGGACCTGTCCACTGGATGCAATATCCACCGTCCAGAATGTTGCCACGAGCGGCATTACGAGCAGGAGCATTCCAGCCAGCGGCTTTTAGGATATCTCCCTTACGAAACTTTTTGTCTTTGTCAGTATTAACAACGAATCCCCAAACACTTCCACCTTCAGTAAAGATTTTAATGTACTTGTTACCTTCTTTGAAAGAAATGCGCGACTTAAAACGAGTAAACATATCTTCCTGAACTTGGGTTTTTGGCTCACCTTTTGCACAACGATTCTGCCAAACATCATAATCATTAACAATATCTTCTAACAATTTTTCGATTTGCTGTTGCATTTGTCTCTCCTCAATTTCAACTTACTATATTAATATAGCACGTTTTAGACAACTGTCAACCTTTTTTTACCGAAATTAGTCTCATAGGGATCAGGTTTGCCGTGAAATACTACAATACTACAGTCTTTGGGCACAACATGTTTTTCGTTTGGTTGTAAATAGTCCTCAGGGTATTTAACATCAGGCCCTCCTACACGAGTCCCACCATGTAGTATTTCCCATTTATAACTCATTGCCCAATTGTGTGGCCACCAAACACTATCAGTTCTTTTCTTAAAATAATCTGTTACTAAATCCTGATCTCCTCTATAGGATCTAATAATCTTTTCTGGATTTTCGATGAATTTAAGATATAGATCTGCCACTGCGCTGGGCGTAAAACGCATGATGCTACTGTTACTCACTGGATAATCAGGTAGAAACTGTCTGTTAAAGTCCTGACATATACAGAATTTATCAGGTTCATAGTCCCAAAATTTATCTATGTTACGAATAATGATTGTATCAAGATCCATGTATAGCACAGGGCTAGTCCATTCATATGGTTGAAAAACTGCTATTTTATACCACCATAGTTTTCTTGGATCTCGAGATATAGGCCAGTCTGGCAAACGAATTATTCTAACACCCGGAAGTCCTATATCCTGATCAGTAAATACTGTTAAACGAAAGTCAGTACAATACTGGTGTAGATTTGTATATATTTGTTTGACATGCACGTTAGGATCAAACTTATCACCTGCACATACTAGTGCTACTTCTTTCATTCGTAACGCTCTATATCATCTTCTGTTAGTAGTTCGCTTTTGCCTTTCCATATTTCTATAATATGTGCAGGTTCATTTGTGTCATTACATCCTTGATGCCAGGTTCTAGCAGGAATATCCACAGGATTATGTATACTTAGATTAAGTATACTGCAACTATTGTGTGGATCACTGCCTGTGTGAGTTTTAACATATGCACTTCCGCTTACGAGATTCCATGTTTCTGAACGGTGTTTATGGCGTTGCATGCTTAGTTTACTATGAGGAGCAATAACCAGTTCTTTTACTTGAAAGCCCTTGCCCTTGTATAGGTTACGATAGTGTCCCCAGTCTCTGACAGTCTTTGGTGCTTTCCATTCTCCAAGTATCCAACTACTGCTGTTTATTTTATCTGTGCCTCCAACTCCAAATACAAATTGTATATTGGGTGCATTAATAAAAAAATTTTGTTCGGGTGTAGTGTCTTGCTGTCTATCGCCACCATTAGCAAATATAATATGTTCTGCACCTTGACTTAATGCTTCGTGTATAGCATCGCATGCTGTGTCATCTGTATCCTTAAACTCTATAACACGATCTACCATCCATAGATTTCTAACAATCATACCACGTTCTTCCCAGGGCATAAAGTGTTGACCTTTCTTACGAGCAAGCCAAGCGTCACTGTTCAATCCTACCCAAAGTTTGTCGCCAAGTATACGAGCTGCTTTAAAATAATTAATATGTCCTGAATGAAGTGGATCAAAGCCACCTGTTACTAAAACTATCTTGCTCATAGAACTACCTGATAAATAATATACGCACTTTATTTATTATACAGGATTTTCGAGTAATGAACAATATATACGTTGGCTGGGATAGCCGAGAAGATATTGCATACCAGGTATGCGAACATTCAATACTAAGACGCACATACAGAGAATTTGTAAATGTCATACCCCTCAAACAAAATGACTTACGAGAACAAAAACTTTACTGGCGTGAAGTTGATAAACTTGCTAGTACAGAATTTACATTCACACGTTTTCTTATTCCACATCTAAATGGATACAAAGGCCTAGCAGTATTTTGTGATAGTGACATGGTATTTCTAACTGATGCACATAATCTATTCCAGAACGGATACAGGGACGAAAGCAAAGCAGTTTGGGTTGTAAAGCATGACTATAATCCTCCTGAAGGGCTAAAAATGGATGGACAACTACAACTACAGTATCCTCGTAAAAACTGGAGTTCGTTCATGATATTCAATTGTGAACATCCCAGTTGTCGTAACCTAGATCTGGAAACTGTTAATAGCCAAACAGGCGCATACCTACATCGCTTTGAATGGTGTGATGACAGTGAAATAGGTGAACTGGGTTGTGAATGGAACTGGCTTGTAGGACACTACGCAGAGCCCACTGACGGTACACCAAAAGTATTACACTATACAGAAGGTGGTCCATGGTTTGAAAACATGCGTGACTGTGAATATGATCATGTATGGAAAAAGGAAGTAATTAATCTTTATAGTTCATGATTAGTGTACGCGAAGCATTTGATTCTGAAGGTATAGGTGTATACAACAACCTACAGATACTGGACTTTACCAGTAAAGTAGAATGGTTTGTGCAGGGCGAAGATGTTATACCCTATCATCTCGGAAAAAACCTAACATTTCTAAGTAACAAAATAAAACCAACACCTCCCAGTGTAACACGCACTATACCTGGTACATTCTTTTATTGGTATACATTTCCCACTATGAACTACTATCATTGTATTAATGATGGTGTAGGTCCACTATACAACTATTTTTTACTAAAAGATCGTATACCGGATATAAAATTTATTTTAAATGCTCGTCCTCGCAAAGTGGAAAAACATCCTCCCTTTGTTACTGAACTGCTAGATCTCCTGGATATTCCCTATGAATTTTCAGATCAGACTGCGCAATATGAACGTGTATACTTTAGTGATACACTGTGTAACGAACGTGGCACAGGCAAACGTAAACCGCCTGATAATAGAATATACAGTATTTTAGAACGCTTAGTAGGGATAAGCAGAATAAGATATCCTGATGTGCCCGTGCATGACAGTGTATATTTAAGCAGACGTGCTCACGCTAATCCGCAATACAATACACACATTATAGGTGAAGATAACACAGTAAAACGTGGATTAGTAAATGAAGATTTGATTGTGGATATTCTAAAGGATATAGGATTTACAGAAGTGTTTGGTGAGAATTACAATTTAGGTGAAAAGATCAGTATGTTTAGCAAAATGCAAAAATATATTAGTACAGCAGGTGCTGGTGTTACTAACTGTCTCTGGCGAATAAACGAACCTCTCAGTGTAGGAGGAATACATACACCAGGTTTTCCGTTTCCCAGTGAGGATCACAACAGACATATTGTTGCACAAAAACCCTGGATGCAGAATTGTAGAATAAGATTATATCCTGGAGAAGTTCGTTTTGAAGATCCACAACCTACAAAAGGTTACAATCATCCCTGGTTAATTGCTAACACCCAGGAGTTTTATAACTGGGCAAAAACTATTTGACACACAAATAATAGGGTCTATGTTCAGTCTGTCCGGGCATGCGTTCAACTTGGTTGAATAATTTAAGTGCATTTTCATAGAACAGTGCTTCAGTATAACCAGTATCCATAGTCCACTTGTGTCCTTTACTGTCCTGTTCAGTGGGCACTTCAAACAGTATTGTATCTGCTTTGTCCGCAAAGTCTTTAATTAGCCTATACATGTCCATGTATTTTTCTGTGCGATTGTATAGATGATGTATTACATTAAACACTGTCATAAACTCATACACACCGTCCCGCCACTGTTCCAAGTTTGTGTGTTTGAAAGTTGCTAGACTTGCACTGTGTCTTGCTTTAATACTCTCGCACACTGCTATGTATTCCATGTTATAGTCAACACCAACAGCAGGTATGTCATATTCCTGCGCACACACAAACACATAGAATCCTAGATTGCTGCCAAAGTCTGCATAACTTTTGGGACTCACACTATGAAATATACGATTAAAATCCTCGAACTTTACTCGTGTATCAACCCAGGGACGTTTATGCCCAGGGTTGTTGATAGGCAAAACTTGTTTATCACTAATATCATAGTTCTGATAACCTCGCACCTGCGTTACGCTACTATCATGTCCACCAAAAGTAATACTCTCTATATCTGCTCGTTCAAGTGTGGTTAGCAATTATATATCTCCCTAGTTCTTTCCAAGTGGTTTGATCGTCCCAGCGGCGATCTTTAAAATTTTCAAATATATCCTGTGTAAATCTACTCTTACATAAACGTGGCATAAGGTACATAATCTCAGGAACCATTTGCTTTCTTACTTGTAACATGCTGGCATATATATCTGCTGTGCTATCAGGCTGTGCATGAAATTCGTAGTTTAATAAAAACTGACACATTATAAAATCACTATTAGCAATTACTAAATTTTCCTTATTTTGCAAAGGCGTTAGGCTTAGCACTGGTGCATTTTTATATTTGCTAACAACCTCATCGAAGTTAGGACATCGTAACATGCCTGCACCACCATAGTCTACCCATCTTAATTTTTTATTATCGCTCATAAAATTTCTGCCGTTGTTGTATCCCAGGTCCCAAAAAACCATACCAGTGTTACGAATACACCAGTAGTTCATATTACAAATACTAGCCAACATGTGGTGTAGTTCTTTAAGTCCTGGCCTTACATGTTTGTAAGGCTTACGTGAATAGTAGTAGCAGAAAGTATCTTTAACAGTCTGATCTTTAATAAGTGGGTGTGTAGCAATACCATTTTCTCTAGCCTGAAGCACTAGAAAATTGAAAATTTTTGTGTTCTCTACATAGTGTTGTGCATAACCACTAAGTATTTTAATTATATGATTCTTAGTATTATTTGTTCCTCGTTCAATAAATTTGTGTCCTAAAAATGTATATCCATCCTTACCTTGTCCAAGATGTTCAACAACATGCCAGCCATATGCAGCAATTATCTGATCATTATCATCTTTTGCAACTTTACTTGCTACTTTATATGTAACAATTTGCAGTGCTAAACTTGGTTTACTTAGATAATTCTGCACGTATGTTATAACATCATCACGTTCTTCCTTAACAAGATCTATATATCCAGGAATATCCTGAACATTTTCATAGCAAAGTATATCTGTTCTAGTATCCACTGTAGTTCTCCTGTAGCATTACCCAGGCCTTTCCATCCTCTATTTCCTTCATTTTCCATTGATTATATGCTAACCAGTTAAGTAGTGCTTGTCTATTCTGAGGTTCAGTATTAAAACAATTAGGCATAACAGTATTAACAAAATCCGCTAAACTAAAACTAACTCTTGTACAACAACTGTGCTCGCTTGTTATTACGGGAATGCCTTTTAGTGTTGCCTCAAGTGCTACCATACTATTGTAAGCAATAACGCAGTGTGCATCTTCCAGTGCTTGTGCTAGTGTTCCGTCTTGACTGTATTCACGTAATTCTAATAGGTTTCCTTTGCCGTCAACTATAGGTTCTTTAGGCTTACGTCTAACTACTATGCGACTGTGTTCACTTTCAGGTAACATTGCTTTTAGTGTTTTTACTACTTGTTCTCCCCAGTCCTGTTCTTCATTGTAGAACCAACTTACTGCATGAGTAGGAGGACAAACTACAATTGCACTTCCTCTCTCACTGTTGGATTTCCATGGTTCTTTAACATAACCATTGTTTTTATGAAATCCTTTCCATCTAACAGGCTTGACATCTTTAATTGTAGTGCATGCATGTCCGTTTTTTGTAATACGCATCCAGCCTTTACCGCTGTAGCCAGGACTAAAATATGCATGATCCATGTAATAATAATCTAGTCCTCGAAGTTTTGCTTGTTTAAGTAGTAGTCCTGTTCCTCGTAGTATGCCCAGTGTTGCTATTGCATCTACACCCGATTCTAGTTCGTCTGGCATTCCATTTTCAATGTAGTGTTGAATACTTCTATGTTTTACTTCCCACTTGGGCCTATGTTCAAAGAAAGGATCATTGTTTGCTTTTACTGCTCCCCTAGCAAATGCTACTGTGAAGTTCGTTGTTACTCTTCTACTGGTATCATATACAAATAATTTAGGCATGTAATATCTCGTATGCTAATCCTGATGCAATTTCATCCTGTGTAAACTGACTGTATGCAAGGTTATTAAACCATTGTTGTGTGTCTATACGTTTTGGATTTTCGATTTCGTCTAATCTCGTACTACTTATATTATTAGCAAAACTATCTGGATGACAAATGGTTGGGATGCCCAGTAGTTGTGCTTCTAATGCACATAAACTAATACAGGTTACCACACAATGTGCATCCTGTGCTTGTTCCGCAAAAGGAATAAGTGCGGCAGCAGGGCCACTAGTGCCTTTACCTCTGGGTTTGTAACGAACTTCAATAGGCCTATCAGTGTTTTTACGCAAACCTAGTGTAATCATTTGCACCCACATTTTTACATCCATGCCAGTAATCCATCTTGTCATTGTTTCACTACTTGGACATATTAATATTTTACTGCCAGTGCTATACTGTTTAGGTTCTACTTGCCATTTACTAAATCTATCACTTGGATAATCCTTAACGTGTTTGTAATGTACACTATTTTTACTAACACGCCAGTAAAAGTCTTGATCTGGATTCACTGCTTCTTTTAGTCCGTTCCAACGTCCATAATAGGGCATATCCCAGAAGTACCAATCCTTTTTATTTTTTTTAAGAGTATTAATAGCCTCTTCATTGTTTTCAATAAACCCCCAAAAATGACTAGTGTCAAGGGGTATGTCTTCTTTGCGATAATAGGGAAAACTATTGGGCCAGCCTTTTAGGAGGCAACGCATTACCCAGTTACATTTACTTTCAACATTTTGAGTATTATAATATAAGTGTGCCGTCATTGTTTCTTTGATAGTCTATAAAAGTTCCGTTATTGTTCCACAGTCTTAAGTTGTCTGTTGGATACTGTTTTGCTAGTTGTTCTAGTGCAAGTGTAACTGTGTTTGCAGTAATAGTTGAATCAACAAATTTAAGTGCCTGTAAAACTGGTTGCATATCTACTGACTTGCTAGATTCTGAACAACTTATTACAAGTTTATCTGATTTCTGTCTCGCTGTTGCTATAAGTTCAACATGTTCTGTAATTAGAGGATAAAAGTCTCCGTGTATTACGCCTATAGTTTTTGGTCTTACATATCCAGAAAGAATATTTTCCAATCTATCCGTAGGCATTGCAGAGATATGTGGTTGAAGTTCCTGATAATATTTGGATTTATAACCTCTACTTAGATTAACAAGTTCAACACCTTTTGTAGCAAAGGATTCACTTAATTTACACATTGCTTGGTTTATGCCCTTGCGTTGTCCCTGTTGTACTTTAGGGCCACTTACTTTATAGTCCCAAGCATTTGCCTCAAAGAAATAAGGATTACGAGTGTAATCTAGATCCATGCCCAGTAAATATATTTTCTTATATCCCATAAAGTAACACAGATACGCCATGTCCAGTGTAACACTGCCAGTTTTTCCTATTCCTTCCTGCAAGTCGTCCGGAATATATCCGCTTTTTCCGCCTCGTTCATTGTTGCCCTGTAGTTTACGTTTAGAATAAACATAAACTTTGTCCTGATGTGGTGCATATTTTTTATATTCACTACTATCCCAGATTAGATCACTGTAAAATTTAGGTATATAATCCAATCCATATGCTTTCATTTCGTCAATATGTTCTATCCAACTTGAAAGTCCTGTATAGCAAATGCCATTTGCTTTGTATAATAATTGCATCTCCAATGCTTTCCAGGCTTTATTACACAAAAAAACTATTTGACCAGACAGCAAATCTAGTGGTTCATCTAATAAACTGGGACTACCGCCTACAATAAATGCTGGCAGTTTTTTCTCTACTTCTAATAGTGTATTCCAGTTAAGTCTTTCAGGCATCTAGCCGCCTCTTGATTTACTTTATAAAATAGTTTACAGTTATTCTTTTTTCAGGTTCCCAGTGTCCATAGTCGTGCCAGGTTACTCCGGGTATTCCTGAAAATATAAATGCACGATTTGGCTTCCATGCAACCTGTTTGACTAGTTCTTTGTTTTCATTGTAAAGGAATGTTCCGCTGCCATACTGTGGTGCAATGTAAACAACTGTGCTAACTTTCTTCTTTGCATGTTCATCATGTATGCCAAACATGTATCCGCGTTCAGGATCTGGCACACATCTTGCTATTTCACAGTAACTACTACCATTAGGTTCATTTTTATTATATGTTAAATGCTGTTTAATAAAATCTATTCCAGTATTGTCTTCAAAATAATTAATAATTTCCTTATCATAAACACGATTAAGACGTTTATCATTGCTAGACAAATTAAGTATTTTTTCTATTAAGGGATCTGTAAAAAAATTATCTATTACAAGATGTTCAAAAGGATATGTATATTTTTGTATTTCCATTATCTAAAATCATTCAGGCTAAATTTTGTGCCATTCATATGCATTTCTGATCTTCCACTATTAGTATACACTAATGTTTCAGGATCGTCAATTAGAAAGTCACAGTCTTTGCAGAAGTCTGGATAATTACCAGTTCTATGTTGTTCTCGTAATTTTTCATAAAGTTTACCGGTCATTATTTCTTCCACAGTATTTTCACTAAAATGTCCAAGTACTGCTTCGTCGTCTCTGCCCAGCACTTGACAGCAGGGATGCACTGCACCTGCCTTACCATCTGTACCGCCTGCACGAATTACTATATCTGGACTGAAAGGTCTTCCACATGTCTTAATTTTTCCGGAACGTTCATATTCCGGATTATATATTCCGCTCCAGTTGTGCATTTTCCATATCTCTGTGTGTACTCCTGCACTTTCAACTATTTTCCTATATTCTGAAACTTCATGTTCTATGTTATCATTATCCAAAACAAGATGATAAGTTGCAACTTCAGTGCTTGCGCCTGTATCACGTACATATTGTTGCATGCGATGTAGATTGTCCACAACCTTTTCAAAGTTTGTGCTATTCATCCATTGTAAATATAGATCAGCATTGTATCCTATTATACTAAATCTGTAAAAGTCAAGTCCAGCATCAACACAATCCTCCATAAACTTGCCATGCATTTTGAATCCGTTGGAAAATATGTATGCTTTAGCCTTGTATTTTTTAACTATTTCAATATAAAGTGGTAAGTCTGGATTTAGTGTGGCTTCTCCACTGCCTTCAAGATTTACAACGTTGAGTCCACCAGCACTAGCACACTGCTTTACTGCTTCTTCAAAAAGATCAAGCGGCATTTTCTTTAGCCAGTTTTTGCCTCTAGCGCCAGTTTTACCTTCAGATGTAGTTTGTGGACACATTGCACATGTGTAATTACATCCTCCATTTATTTCAATGACTGCTCTATCTATTTCAAACATAAGTATTCCCTTCTATATTTATTGAAGGGTATCTATGTTTCGTTCCAGTTTACATACACTGTCATTGTTTATGAACTGTTCGTCAATGTGTTTATGTAAACACACCCACCATGCAACATGTCCACTACTGGGCAATAGAGTTTCGTAAGGATTACGCATGCGATATCTTCTATGCATTATCACATGATCCGCAGCAAATCTTTCAGTTACACCAACACGTGGACCCTGTCCACTTCCATAACCTATTACAAAATCATTAAAATGGGCACTTTCCAGATCACGTTGCCAGTTGTGTTCATATAGCACAACGTCCGGACGTACTCTAATTATCATATCATAGTGTTCAGGTACCTGTTGCATGCAGTGCCAATGATTATACACTTGATATATTCGTTCGTGAAAACGTTTTCCGCTATCAAGTTTACGTGTAAACCATATACGAGTAGGATTGTTTGGCGGCAAACATGCTATCCAAGTATTAAATGCCAGTATAAATGTTTCCATACTGGGTAGTTCGGGTATGGGTGTGTCTGCCCAGGTGTGTTCAAACTGATCATAGGGCAGATATTTGCGTATACTTTCCATACAAAGTTCTGTATTGCCCCTAAATTCTCCGCTTATGCAGACTGCGACATCCATGTGCAAAACTCCTCTGCCCAGCGTTTATAGTATATATGATTAGGATGCGTATCGTCCCGTGCAATCTGATACTTCTGATCTAGGAGTACTTCGTCATGCATGCCAGTGTCTGGTTTGTAATAGTTCAACATATTAATTTGATCTCGCAATCGTTGTATCTCTGGCTTGTCAGTTGTTTGTTGCATGTGTCCATGCACACTATTATATAGCCAGTAGCGATTTTCTGGCAAATGATAACTTAGTTTATGAGTCATTGTAAGTTGTATTAACAGTATGTTATAAAAACTCCAGTATGCAGTTGTTTCTAATAGATCAACCTTTTCAAAATCACTATCCCATGTTTTTGTAATAAACCAATCCTCAGGTATTTTAGGACCTTGGTTAAATGCGTTCTGTCTCCATTCGCTGGGATTGTTAAATTTTTTGCGTATTTTATTCTGATTGCGTGGTTCAGTGCGCACTGCCTGTAGTCTTAAGTTGGGCGGTAATCCTATAAGAAATATATCGTCACGTTCAAACTTATAACTGTGTAGTCTCCGTAGTACACCATCTAAACTTAATCCTGGACTAGCAATATTAAGTTCTTCAATGCCCATATATTTAGCAACTAGGGTGCCTGGACTTATGTGTTTATCAGCAAATGTTTCATATTCGCTGATAATGTTTCCATAACTAAAACTACATCCAACATTAATAAGTCGCACTGGTGTGATCTTTCTGTCGCACATCTACATTTGTTTGACTATATTCGCCTTTTAGATCATCCACTATATCATTTACATATCTTCCCTGGAACGGAATCTGAAACGGCTTATCTGACGTTTTAGTGTACGCAGTAACAATACTAACATTATGAGCTTTGCCTTCGCGATTATGAAGGGCATCAAAATGCTTTTCCAGATCACTAATAGGATTGCGAGGCTTCTTTTGTTCATAGTATGTCCAACTTTCCAAGTCCGTAGGGCAATCCACATACTTGCCCGTGTTCTGTGCTAACCACATGAACTGCCAACGATATCCATTTGCGGCTGCAATATCTCTAAACAGTTGTGGATGAAAACTATAAAAACAGTGATTGAACCAGGGTGCGAACGGCAGGACATTTATCATAGTACCGCCTGTTTTACACAAATTGTGCATGTTTTCAAACACTGTGCGCTGATCAAATATATGTTCACCAGTGCCGTTGTTTGTGACATAATCAAACTGTTCTGTATAATTATACTTGTCCTTTAATATAAAATTAAGATCCATAGCAATACTACGCAGTTCAGTGTTAATATCAATAGCAAGATAGTTTACAAATCCTAAATCTTCAAAGTACTGCCATACAAACTCCGTTGGTCTTCTGTGTATTCTTCCGGATATCTTTTCACATTCACTTAACCACTGTTCGTTGTATCTGAATCTCTGGTTTCCCCATTCAACAACTGTTGCACTGCCCACTGGAAAACAATCACGACGTGCTAGTTCTGCTGTTGCAAGTTGCATAATATTATTAAAAGCCATTGATAAGTTCCTCTACTTCTGGAAACGTTTTTGCAAAATTTGTATTTCTATATACGTCATGCTTGTCTCTCATTGTTAAAAAACGTTGATAGTGTTCGCTACTGTTGTTTGTTTTCATGTATTTGCCCCAAGTCTTAACATCATCATGCTTGCTTGTATCTAAATATTTCGCTATACTTGTGCGTACAGGATCTGTATAAACACAGGGTCTCATGTGGCTAGGGTTGTGCGCTCTACCACACCAGGGTTTGGGTAATCCTATATCACTACACCATGTAAAAAATTCATCAAGATAATATATGTTGTAAGCACTTACAGTGTGACTAACACTCAATTTAATGTTGTGTATATTTTGCTGTTCTAAATATCTATCAACGTTTTCTAATAGAACTGTATTCTTTGCTGGATATCTTATGTATTCATATCTGTTACCTACGCCATCTATACTAAGTTGTATATCTATCTCCTTAAAGTTTTCCCACAAACTCCACCATTTACTGTCAGGATATACCTGTGTGTTTGTTGTATAATGCAGTGCCATATGTTCGCTTTGTCCACTGTCAACATATCTTTGCAATAGTTCAAGTTGCTTATCTACTTCACTTAGGAAAGGTTCACCGCCCGGTATGTCAAAATGAATTGCGTTTGGCAATGCCCTATATATGTCCTCACTAGTCATATTGTTTATTACTTCGACTGGAGGTTTGTCAATACCATACAAATCTCTGTATTCTTTTCGCCAACGACTACTAGGACCAGGATTACAAGTAATGCACTTTAGATTACATGTGTTGCCAAAAGCAATACTTGCTGTTATAAATCCTTGATCTTCTGTGTAATTATCATAGGCTTCTTGCCAACGTTCATAGTCTAATAGTCTTTTACTCTTAATGCCACTTTCTTCTTCTGTTTTACATCTTACGCAACCCTCTGGCCATTGGTTGTCTAACATTTGCTGTTTTATTTTTTGTAAATTTTTACTCTTTACATAGTCATGAATTGTGTTTTTAGTAATATTCATGACTTCGCTATTAGGCACTTCATACTTACAGCAAGGCTGTATATTACCACGTGGTGCTATATCAATATTTGTCCAGGGTATGAGACATAGGGGTTGCATTAGTTGTCGTTATTATATCTTAATAGGTGATAGTATTCTCTACTGCCACTTGGTCTTGCTTGTCCGTGTTCAATAATTTTAAAATGTTTACTAAATGCTTCCAGCATCCGCTCAGTATGTTCTTGATTGTTAGGACGATTAGCAAGTTTCTGTGTTTCGTGTATAACTATACCATCTGGCGCCAATAGTTGCCAGTATGCTTTTGCAATCTGGTCTTCACTAAGTCCACCAAAGTCACGTAATTGTATACTCACCGCCAAACTTAGTAGTACATCAAATCTAGTTGCTGAAATCCTAGTGTAGTCATTAAACGTGCCTCTATACCATTTAACATTATCTGGTTTTTTGTTGTCCTTAAGATTTACAAATGGTTCAACACCAATACATTTTGCACAGTTTTCCGCTATTTGCCTTGTAATATATCCATCGTTACATCCAACATCAAGTAGTACACAACCCGGAACATCCTGCCCAGTGTCCCAGTACTGTTTCACTACTTCTTTAATTTTCATACGTTCTATTCTATCAGTGGCATCCTTCCAACCATAGCGTTTTTGATAGTTGTCCCATTCACTAATAATTTTATCTGATGGTTGTTTATATTCCATTTTCTTTCCTAGATGTTCTATATCCACTGACAGTACATGTGGTCTTTTGTGTTTTTTGTATTTTAGTTTTTGAGCCTCAGATTTAGCCATTTATCTGATACCTCTGCTTGTAATTTTTCCATTCTTTAATAACTTTATCAGGTGGACTAGTGTACAATTCCATACTAGCCCACTGTGTTCTTGGGTTGTTGTGTTTAACACTTTCAAATTTATCTTTATCCACTAGTTTTGCCATAAGTTCACTTTCATAACTCATAACTGGTTTTTGTAGTGCTAGTACTAAACTTTCTCTAAAATTATCTGGATTATAAAAGCCATATAGATAACTAAGTCTATCACTTAGTCTATCCTCTGCACGACTGTCCATAGGTACAGCCATTTCAAAATCTATTAAACTTATTACCCCGTCCTTAACGCAGAAATTACTTAGTGGAAACTTTGTGTGCTCTTTATTTTTCCCAGCAGGATCCATACCTGGGTAGAAGTATTTAACTTTTGCTTCTTCTAACGTGTCTGCTATAGCGTGTACTTGATCAATATACTGTGTAAGATCATGTTCTTTCCAGGCTGGAAATAAACTTTCACCACAGTTAGACATAGATAAACTTAGATCAGACTCTTCACAGTCATCCAGTTGTGGAAAATGATCGTGTCCTTTAAGTCTTTGCAAGCAAGTAGTCTCACGCAACCAGCAGTCAAATATGCTTCCGCGAGCAGGTTTAACAGTTTTTTTATTTCTTAAACCATAGCATTTTACAACACGGTCTTCAGTTATAAAGCACCAACTTGCTTTACCCATTGTGTATTTCATTTGTTTTTTATTTCTTTTACTTTCCACATTTTTCCATTGCCGTTGAACTCGCCAATAATGTTTATACTGCGACGCCGCATTGTAGGCTCAATACGTGGTGTAACACCATGCACACTGTCTTTAACATTTAGAAACATGCAAAAGTTATTTGCTTCATAGGGCACTTCAAAGTGTGGAGTATGTAAACTGTCATCCACTTGACGTCCTAAACTTTTGTTTACTTCTGTAATTTGGCCATGCACTCTATGGACTGTAAAGTTTCCGCCCTGTGCGCGATCTCCTGGCTGACGCATGTACAATAATCCGGCATAGATTTCAATAGGATTGTCCACATGTGGTGTACGACTTGTGCCTGTCTGATCTACAGGTTCGTGTACTACAAACTGGCAGTCTGCTACATACTGGCCTGTATTATCAACATCACGTGGCGTAACACTTCCAGTGCTTAGATTATGCAAAAAGTCTGCACCATATGCAGTTTCGATACTTGGTGCAAACAGTTCTACACAACTTCTAAAGTATTCAGGACTTGTATGATACTCAAAAAAGTCTTGCCAGATAGCAGGAGGTGCTTCCTGCGCACACTCCTTCATTTTGTAACGATAGCAAATACCTCCATCATGTGGATCTGTACTGGTAACCAGTTCCATAGGAAATGTCTCACATAGTTCCTTATAACGTGCTGTAGGTAGTGCACCTTTAACACAAACATACGGATACGGATCAGTATGCACTTCTTTAACATTTTGTATACAACTTAGATCACTCATTTTTTATTCCCTTACTTTTAACTTGTTGTGTGGCATCATATTCGTGAGGATTTTTTTGTTTCTCTGCCATAATCATACTCTTTGTAACATGGCGAATGTCTTTCCACCATGCTACATCCTGATGTTGAAAATTATTTGTAATATCATTTAGTGTGCTTTTGCCAACTTCCTTACGGAAACCCTTTAGGTGGTCCATGTATTTACCCAGTACACTATTAATAAACACATGTCCGCTTTGTTCTGAACCACCTAGATCTCGCATTTCAACACCCATGCTCTTAAAGTCCTCAACAAGTTCTCCAAAAATAAAACTGTCATGACTTTCCTTGTGTTTAAATATATCATCGCTTTCGTATATCCAACGCCATTGTTCCATTAGTTCCTGAAACTTTGGATGATTGCGATTAAACATCATCCAACCACATTCAGGCCAAGTTTTACGTCCCAAGTATGTTGCTAGTTGATTTTCGTTGGGTGCAATTTCATTAAGGAATTCAATAGGCATAGGTGTATGCGTTCTAACATCTCCGTCACACCACATAAAAATGTCTGTTCCACATGTTTTTGCAAAATGCCAGAGTGCAAATGTTTTGTTTGCAAAACGACTTGCATCCCATAAAAAACTTTTCTTGCTCATATCATGATTCCATCCATGAGCATGTTTGTTATCCTTGTGACGCAGTTGCCATGCCTTAAGATCTGGCAGTGTAGTTGCTTGATCCAATACAGTAATATTTGGATTATTAGTAATAGGTTCATGATCCTCTGCGTATATTGTAAGAGGAACACTTTGTGGCCAGTAATTGTTGTATCCCTCAATAAATTGCTGACCGTATTTTTTGTATCCTGCAGGGTGCCAGGAGGTAAATACTGATAATGTACGCATATAACTATTTACCATGATTGTAAGTCACTTTCCAAATAATTTACCTGGCAACGCAAGTCTGGTATATCCTCAAGTTTTAGATGCAATTAAAAAAACAGATACACTCGTAGAAAACTCCATGGACGCGGATGCTGCACTTATTTGGAGTGTGCTATGGTATGGAAAAATGCGTCCTAATAAAGATGTATGGGATCATTATCGCGCACAGGGTAAGCCAGTTATTGTCATAGAAGTGGGCGGGCTATTACGCAACGCAACTTGGAAGTTGGGTATAAACGGGATCAACAGAGACGCAGAGTTTGCACTAAATGAATACATGCCAGATGATAGACAAAAAAAGTTTAGTATTGTACTACAGCCCTGGAAGCATGATGGTGATTATGTTCTAGTATGTGGACAACATGGTGCCAGCGAACAATGGCGCAACATGCCTGATATAAATACCTATTACAAGCAAACTGTAGAACAGATAAGACAGGTTACAGATAAGCCTATTGTAATTCGTAGTCATCCAAGATATCCTGAGCAACATCAGTTTGAGGGCGTCACTTGGAACAGACCATTACATGTGCAGGAAACCTATGATGATTTCGATCTTGATATAATGCTTGCACATGCATATTTTACAGTAAGTCACAGTAGCAATCCAGGCATACATAGTATTATTGCAGGAGTGCCTGCTGTTGTTAGTGAACACAGTCTAGCATGGGATGTAAGCACTAGTATGTCTAAATGGCTAAGTAAACCCCATAGACATCAATGGTTAAATCGTATTACATATACTGAATGGTTTGCAGACGAAATACATATCCAATGGAGTAGACTTCGTGATTATATTTGAAAAGGAAATAAGCGAATATTACACGCAACCATTTGAAGATATGTATAGGGATCTTATAAGAATTAAAAAGGATCACTATACAAATGAACAGATTATAATTACAAGTTATGGCTGGACAAATGAAAATATTTGGCGTCATTTTTTTCGTATAGTAAATTCAATTGATATACCTACATATTTTATAAAAGTAAAAACAAACAACCCTGATACAATACGCATAGTAAGAGAACAGTGCGGCAAATGTGTGCCAAAAGATAATATTGTTGAATGTACAATAGTGCTTAAACCACTGCCAACAAAAAGTTATATCAATAACCGTTTCGATATTCATGATGCTATGTGTATAAATCCTTTTACAAATCTAGAAGTTGCAGTGAATGGAAATATTACAGTGTGTTGTGACTTAGACAGCGCATACTATGGAACTGATCTACTACCAAAACCTTTAAACATAAAAGATAGTTCTATAGAAGAAGCAAAGAACAGTGAACATGTACGAAAGATACAACAGGATTTTTTGCAAGGAAAATCAACACCATACTGTAACAGTTGCTGGAACAACGAAGCAGTTGGATTTCCTAGCAAAAGACAGCGAGACGAATATTTTTTTCGTGATATAATATACACTACTGACTTTCATAATTCAAACGAAATACAAACACTTGATCTAAAGATGGGATTTACTTGTAATTTGAAATGTAGAATATGCTCACATCAACTTAGCAGTAGTTGGTATAGTGAAGATAAACGATACGATAATGTGCCTAGTATAAAAACACTGGACTATGGATACACTCTTAGTAGAAAAATGTGGTCAGATGCTGTGGACAATTTGCCTGATCTACGCTATATAAATTATGCTGGAGGTGAACCACTACTGGACAAAACACATCTAGCAAAACTTGAAAGATTAATAGAATTAAATAGAAAAAATGTTCACATCCATTACAACACTAACGGAACAGTGTATAGTGAACGTCATATAGAACTACTGGAACAATTTGATACTGTTAGTATAACCTTTAGTATAGATAACACAGAAGAAAGATTTGAATATGAAAGGCACGGATCCGATTGGAACACAGTTCTGAAAACACTAGACAAGTATAGCAAACTGGATAGAAGTCGCTTTATACTGGAGTTTTTTCCAACTGTAAATATTTTTAATGTTATGTATCTTGATGGTGTAATAGATCTTTGTGATCAGTTAGGTTTTCAGTATGCTTTTGGATTTGTAAATAAACCAAAATATTTAAGTCTATACAATATTCCACCTGAAAACCGTCACGTTGTAACTGAACGCTTACGGAGTAGTAAACACAGTAAGATACAATCTCTTGCAAGAAGATTTGAGGAACAGGATACATATCATGACATGCAAGCAGAATTATGGAATGAAATTACTAGAATAGATTTGCGTAGAAACGAAAACTTTTGTGCAACTTATCCTGAACTATCTAAACTACTGCACATCCCAGTCAGTCAATTCTAATATCCTCCATGCCCGCTGTGCGCAATCTAACAACATGTCCCATTTGCCATTGTTTAGTATCTAGTCCTTTCATGATACCCAACCAGCGATTGCGTAACAGTGCAACTTCATTAATAATAGTTTCAAAATCAATAACTTCATCTTCTCCGTCTACATACTTTTCTGCATCTCTACTAGTCAATGCTCTCGCATAACCTTCCAAATATTTCTGAAAATGTTTGCGGCGAATCTTGCGTAGTTGTATATTAAGATAGTTTAGCACTGCTTCTATCTCCTGTAACTGATTAAAGCGATGTTCTGTTATTCCGGGCAACGCTGTTATATTACGCTCCACAATACCTTTTACACTACACTCGCGTTTTGCCTCTTCCAACTCTGTTTCATAGTAACTAATAAAACTAGGAATAGCACCTAAATCATTTACAATTCTATTATAGTACTGACTCAATAGTCTTCATCTTCGTAATCGAAGTCCTCTTCGGGTTCGCCAAGAATATCCATTACACTGGCTTTCATATTCTTATCAAGTCCCGCTAGTCTATAAAGTTCTTCCTCATCCAACAGTTCTTGCAAGTCATCCACTAGATGATCAGTTGCTTGTTGCATGTCCTTCTGTGAGATATATTGTTTTAAAATAGTGTAAACTTGTTTAACTATTTCTTCATTCATGCATTTCATCCTCTATGTCTTCAGCATATATATCGCCTTCTACTTCATCAGCGATATCGTCTATACTTAGTCCAACATTAGAAATATCCTGCATAATTACTTCAAGTTTTTCACCTGTCCAGCCCTTGCGGAACTCCAGCATTTCTTCACCTTTGCTGGTTGTATATTTTAGTCTGTTACCCTGTTTAACTAGTAAGCCTTTACCCTCAAACAAATCCAGTAATCCACTGTAGGGATCCATACCTGTTTCATAGGGAATCTTAACCTGCACTGCCTCAAAAGGTTTTGCATAGCGTGTTTTCATAACTTTACAAGCGGCACGGATACCACGCACATCACTTACTTTGTTTCCTGCTTCATCTTCTTTTAGTTTTAGTTTACGCATTGCAATAACAATACTACTAGCATAGATGAAGCCCTGTCCGCCACTGATCTTGTCATCTGGATCGAACATATCCTGAGAAGCATATGTATGGTTAGTACACACCATGCCTACATTGTAACTGCCAATCATGTTTACTGTGTTGCGAACAAGTGCAGTAAGTGCCTTAGGCTTACGCCCCATATCACCTTTCATATCGCCTTTGTCAAACTGATCAACATCTGTAGGAGTAAGTAACATACCCAAACTATCAATAACAAATAGAACCTTAGGGCGATCCTCTTCTGCCATTGCTTTGTAGTCTTTCATAAACGTGCTAATAGTTTTTGCAACGTCATCAATCATACTCATGCTTAGTTTAAGCAGTTTACTTTCGTCAGTGTCAACATTAAGTGCTTGTAACCAACTTTCATCCAGTGCATTTTCACTGTCAATTAACACAACAAAGATACCCTGCTCCTGCGCTGCTCTTACAATATTTGCACTTGCAAAGTAACTTTTGCCCGCACCACTTTCACCTGCAAACACAGTAACTTTGCCCATGGGCACACCTTTATGAAAGTCACCACTTACTAGATAGTTTAGTGCGTAACTACCTGTGCTTATCCAGTCTGTGGGATCATTAAAGCCAATACTTAGTCCATCAATGCTTTTTGTTATGTCCTTGCGGAACTTGCTTACGTCAAAAGGTTTTGCCATGTTTTTCTCCTATGAGCCTATGTTAGTATTATATTACAGATAACGTTCAATGTCAAACACATTTTTAAAGTTATTATTACGCCGCTTATCCATATCGTTTAACCTTTGAATAGTTTTACAGGACTGTTTATTATATTCTCCATCCAAATGAATAAGCATGTTCACATAACTATTGTGTAACAAATAACGAGTATCTGCTCCTTGAATCCTTGCTTTTAGTCTTATTTCTAAATCCTTTAGTATCTTATCGTTTAGGTTTCTCACATCATATTCTGTAGGTCCTGTAAGCGGCCCTATAACAAACGAGTTTTGCTTATATCCCATGGATCTAAAAAAGTCAACAGTGTCGAAAATAGTATATGGATTAAGTATAAACCAAAGCATGTTAAAACTAATTTTATGATCTAAACTTCTTATTGTGTCTAAATTTTTTAAAAATTTTTCCCAACTAGCACCATACCTAATGTACTCAAATTCTTTATCCATGGTTTCCACACTAATAGTCCAGTGTACGTTTTTAAACTTACTTGCACGTTGAAATACAGGACCTTGAATATTGCTTAAATTTGTGTTAATGCGTATAGTACAGTCTGGATTTATTTTATCCAATAGTTCACTGTTTTCTTTCATTAGCAGAGGTTCACCGCCCGCTAAGTAAACGTTCTTAAGATTATGTGCATTATCCAATACATATTGTTTTGTTTTTGCTAGTTGTGTTTCATTTACCCTTATAGTTTGTCCTAATTCTTTCTGCCAAGTACTGCTAAGTTCTGGGCTACAATATACACAAGCAAGGTTACATGTATTACGCCAACGAATATCAACAGTGCTTAGTGTAGTGTCCATTGTGTCATATGCTGTATATGGAACTCTAGCAAGTGCCTTTAAATAATAATATCTATCACTGCGTACATTTAATCCAGTATTTCCCTGTTCAAGTTTATAACAATTACTACAATTACTATGAGGTTTGTTAAGAGCAAGTGTTTGTTTTATATTATTGTTTTCAGGACCATGTAGTATATCTTCAATATCTGTATTGTTAATATGACCTGTATAGTCATTGCTAAGAACACAGGGCTTTACTTTCCCGTTGGGTTCCATATAAAAACCAGTCCAGGGCACTGGACAGAATGTTCCGTTTATTGCACTTTTAGGATCCATAGCCAAGACTGATCTCCTGCAATCTTAGATTACGTTTCTTACAGTATTCCCAGGTGTCCACAACTGCTTCACACCAATCTCTAACAGGCGCACTGTCAACACCTGCAGTGTTGTGTGGTTGTGTTGCAACTATACCAGGGCGTATAAGCACTAGTCTACATTTACTGGATGTATTTTTTAGATTGTAATATGCTTGATCAAGTGTTTGTTTTTGTAGTTTGTACTCCTGCATTTCAAAATCTACAGTGTATTGTGCGCTCATAATACTGCCTATTAGCCAGATAAGTTTGCGTTGATCATGCCATTGATGCCATACTTTGTATAATAATTCTGTTTGTGCATAACCTGCTTGTGCGTTGTTAATAAACCAATCACACTCAACAATAGGGCCAACTATCTTTTGCAAACTACGAATATTGTTTCCGTCACGCCTACTAAGACCTACAACTTCATGTCCTCGTTCAGACAGTATTTGTGCAAAACACTGTCCTATACCTGCTGAATGTCCTGTGATTGCCACACGCATTACCAAAATCTTTCTATACCTGGCCTGCAGGATTCTTCAAAATCTAAAAATATTTTAAGTTCCTGTGTATTATCACGATCAGTAGCAACTCCTGCTATATCTGTGTTTTCTGTTAGCCAATTTTTATATTTTACATTTAGCATATCAGGTTCTTTTAAAAATGCAAACTGATGACGTATTTCATTAGCAGTACAATATTCCTGTATTTGGGGCAAGTGTTTTACGTTAAGGGCACTAACTGTTGTCCATGTATCTAGTGTAAACATTTTATACTGTGTTGAAAGTTCTCTATAGTATAACATGTTACTCTCAAAATTATCCCATTTTACTGGATATCTTATATAATCGTGTACGTTGCCTATACCATCAAAACTTACTGTTACAATTACTGCTACGTTTTTTTCTAATAGGTTTTGTATTTGTTTGATCCTTACACATGCATTAGTATTAATTCGAACAATACGAACACTATCTGGTAAATCGTTTAGAACTGTATTGTAATTTTTGCTAATACTAGGTTCGCCGCCATTAATATCTATTTCAACTACACGTTCCAGGGGTAATGTATTGTACAGTTCATAATTATCCTTTACTACTAATTTACCTTTTAAATTTCCTATGCGTGTACTTAAACTAGGTTTACATGTTACACATGCACTATTGCAATAGTTGTCCAGTGTGCCTCCTAGTTGTATGTAACGTTTGTTAAACTTTCGCAGTATCCTATCACGTTCAATGCTGTTTAATCTTATACTAGTGCCATTGAGTTCTTCAGTTTGTTTACATCTAATGCATTCATTAGGCCATTGATCATTGCGCATTTGATATCTTAGGTATTCTAGCCAAGCACTGTTTTCCAGTTGTCTGAAACTATTATATTGGTTTGCATTTACCATATGGCCACAACATCCTATTGTTCCGTTGCTGTTTAATCTTGCGTAGTGGCCTAGTCTTGGGCAATGCATTTTTTATATAACACCTTTTGTGTATCTTTAATGTATTGATTTATTTCAGTTAGATTCGTTGTAGTGTTGACAAATTTTTTATAAATTATGTTATCTAAATTTATCCAGTGTGTTGGTGCAACATAGTCATAGTATCTAGTGCTTGCATTTTTATGCACACTTATCTTAAGATCGTCTAAACTGAGAATGTGAATTTGTCCAGTATAGTTTTTATAAAGATGACACAACCACATGTACTGTGGCATAAAATGTCTATCTACAAGTTCACCACGTTCTATTAAGGATACTAGTGTATCTTCATCCAATTGTTGGTTAAGTTCTATGTATGTATTTACTCCACTGTTGAATCTTGTTTGTGCTTCACGCCAGAATACTGTTACTAGTTCAGTGCTTTTGTCAAAACTTCTGTTTACAACGTGCTTATTTACTGCTAATTGTTCTAGGCTACTGCTTGCATTCTTAAAAATAGGATACACAAAGCCATGCACAGATAATTCTAAAACTGTACATAGCCTTGGGTATACTTGTTCAGGATTGTATTGAATCATTTAAAAAAGGGGGGCAGTGCCCCGCCCCCCTATGCCTTATGATTGGCGGTTACGAATCATCGCTAGGATATCTTCTGCCCGCTTGCTTTCACCAGTAGGTGCTTCTGCAGGTGCCGCCACTGTTTCTGTTTGTGGAGCAGGAGCAGGAGTTTCTGCTGGTGCTGGAGTTGCTGCCGGAGCAGGTGTTGCTGGAGCCGCTGCCGCAGTAGACGTACTTGAGGATGAGGATCCTGCGGGTGCTTCTACTCCATATGGACGATAGTATTGTGCAAATCTCTCTGCATCATATGGTTGTCCATCTACACTTGCTTCGAACATCTCTTTAATGCACTGCAATTCTACTTCAGTAGGTTTCTTAGGAAGGAAATCACTAAGTGTATGTAAGCCATGTGCGTCAATAGCCGCCATCTGCTGTTCAGTAAGTGCAGTTTCTTTACGAGCCCATTTACTGGTACTGTAATCTGCATACTGACCCTTAGTTGTCTTTGTGATACGGAAGTCCAATCCCTGTGTATAATCTGTAGGAAGTTCCTGGATATCCGGATCCATAAGTGCATCCTTGATTAGATTAAAGATGCTTGGAGAGATAACAAATCTGCGGATAGGATTATCCGGAGTGTTATCTTCTGCTAAAGGATTTTCAGTTACAAAACCCTGGAAAATGTAACTACGCTTCTTCCAGTATTTGCGTCCCATTTCCTCTAGTGAACTATCCTTAAACCAACCACGTACTTCAGTAAGTACTGGACATGTCTCACTCCACATTTCAACACAGGGAACCTGTACCATTACAGGCTTACTGTTCATGTCGTTTTTAATACCACTAAAGGGTAAACGAATCATAAGCCTTTCAGCCCAAAAGAATGTGTTATTAGGATCTCCATCGGGCAAGAAACGAACTGCTGCCGTCGTGCCTTCTGGGATATTCCAATGTGGGAAGATTGCGTTGTCGCCGCCGCCTGTACGCTCACTGCGTGATTCTTGTGATTTAAGTTTTGCTCTAATTTCTGCCAAAGATGCCATTATTTTCTCCTATATGTGCCATTGTTTAGCCTTGTATGTGCCATTTCACATACTATATTACATAGTATATGACATTAGTATTTAGCATGTCAATAACTTTTTTGTGGTTTTTTTGATATAAAAAAACAGGGCCGAAGCCCTGTTTAGTTAGTAGTGTGTTGGTTTACTTTTCGAGATCCTGTAGTTTCCGTAGTTGTCTTGCCACTATACTTCTTGGTGTTATTTGATAGCCTGGTTCGCCTTCATGTATGCCGTGGTTGCTCCGCATGTTTGACCCTACGCCTGCCATTGCCTTCATTTTTGCAATGCTTTCCGCCACTTCGTCTGCCTCTTGTGATTCTTCAACTGCTTCTTTGGATTCAAAAAATCCCATTCTCTTGAGTTCTTTCATTACCAAACGCTTGACCATTTTATCTTGACCACTAGCATACTTCATGAATAACTCTCTTGCTTCTTTGTCCGTTGCAGGATCTTCCATCTCAATCTTATCTAAAATTTTATTTGACATGGCCATTGCTTCGCCGCCTTCGCCGCCTACATATGATCCATCTGCTTTTTGTGTGCCTTTGTAAATGCCTGGCTTGTCTACGTCTTTTATAGTGCCGCCACCTGGCAAATCAATATCTGCCTCTTGTACTGACTCGTCCATTTCTCTACGCATCCTTTCAATATCGCTGTCGCTTACCATAGGGTGCATTTTTTTAATTTCTTCATTGCTAGACCCGTCACGGATCATATCTTCAATATGCATCATAAGATCTTTCATCTTACCTTCTTCAAGATCTTCGCCTTCAGCAATCATCTTTGGGGGATCTATATCTGCATCTTTAATTGCTTTTCTTGCTGCCTTCATGTCATCTCTATCAATATATAGGAAGCCGTTTCTAAAGCCATCATGTGATATGCCTGCATCTTTGAGTGCATTTATTACCATTTTTTCGTAACCTTCATCAATTAATTCAACATCTTCAAAACGTGGGCGGCCAAATCTTCTTGGAATAACCATTTTTGTTTGATCAGGTCCTGTTTTGTTAATTTGATCCAGTGCCATTTGCATTGACTTTTGGAACTTTGGTCCATAGTCATCAACATGATCCATTAGCCAG